GCTAACAGAAATGCTAGAGGAGATCTAATCGTAGAGAACCTTTACAAAGCTTGTCAGGCACTTGATGAGAAGGATGCTCCAAAGGATGGGCGCATAGTTGTCCTATCTCCAGGCGCTTACTACGATGTCATCAACTCTGACCGTGCAATAAACACTGACTGGAACTCAGGCGGTGGTGAGAACGGATCATTTAAGAGTAATAAAGTTCTTAGTGTTGCTGGCTTCACAGTTAGAACATCTAACAACCTTGGTTCTGCATCTTACGGAAACAGCTACTCAGGTACAGCAGCTCAATCAGCTACTACCAGAGGTGAGCGTCCTAACTACATCAACGGTAAGGATGGTTCTGACGGATCTGCCGCAGCAGGTACTAACGACTATTGGCAAGATGAGCAGGGTAATACCTCAACTCTTACCAACTTGTTCGGACTTTGCTTCACAAAAGAAGCAGTCGGTACAGTTGCTCTTAAGGATCTGAATATGCAGATGACTGGTTCTGAGTACAAAGCAATGACTCAGAGCACCATGATGGTCGCAAGCTACGCAGTTGGACACGGTATCCTCCGTCCCGATTGTGCAGTATCGCTACTTCATGACGGCAATCCTTGGTAAATACTTAGGAAAACCTAATACAATAAGGGGAGGCGTAATGTTTCCCCTTTTGTTTATATATGGCAACTACAAAACTACAAGCAGTAAACACTCTTCTTTCAATCATTGGGGAAGCACCTTTAAACCAGTTGACACCTCCTTTGACTGGTGATGCAGCTTTAGCAGAAAGAGTATTAGATGAGATAAGTACAGAAGTCCAAGGTGCAGGGTGGTCTTGGAACACTATGGTGTATAAGGAGATACCTTTAGATGGAAATGGACATTCTACTCTTGCTGCTAATACTCTTGCTGTTCGCTTCAATCCCTTATCTTACCCTTCACAGCGGTTTGTTTTACGCGGTATTAAACTCTTTGATCGTGTAGCAAATAGTTATGATTTAAGAGGGAGTTTAGGTGTAGCTCTTACTGGTGGAACGAGTGATCTTATTGCAGAAATAGTAGAAGAGTTAGCTTGGGATGATATACCTGAAACAGGTAAAAGATATATAACAATTAGAGCTGGTAGAGTATTTGCTAATAGGGCTGTCACTTCTCAGAGTATAGAAAGTTACACAGCAGATGATGAGGAGAACGCTCTTCAAATTTTAAAACGCACTGAAGATATGGCTCAGAATAATAACTTCATCAGTGGTCCTGATGATCTATATGGAGGGCGTGTGCAGACAACATTTGGTCCTGATATTCTTGATCGCTAATGTCTAGAGAACTTTTTAACCAAGTCATTGGCCCATTGAATAAGGGGGTCAACCAACAAGCAACTAGTTTCGTTTTACCTGGATTCTCTAAAACCCTTGAGAACGGTAACTGTGATTTAGTAGAGGGTCTTAAAAAAAGGTTAGGTAATGTTCCTCTTAAACAGATTGATACTCTTACTAAATACGATGGTCACGGTACTCCTGGTAATAATTTAACTGGAACTATTAAGTGGGATGAGGCTTGGTACTACGTCTACAACAGAAGTGACACAGAAAGATTTGTTCTAGTAATAGGAGACGACAGTAAAACTGTAACTCCCACTGGTAACACAACTAATAACAGTGCTGTTATAGCTTCTGTTAGTAGTATGACGGATATATTTGTAGGGGCTACTGTAACAGGATCTGGTATTCCAACAGGAGCAATTATAAGTGAATTAGGTACTAACTCTATTACTCTGGATAAAGACTGTACAGCTTCAGCTTCTGGAGTTACTTTAACTATTGCAGCTAGTAAAACTTTTGTAACTGGAGTAGCAAACGTTGAGCCTATTAGTGGAATACTCCCAACTGTTGTACCAATACAACAGATCTTTGCTGGTATAACTACTACTAATCTTGAGTACTTAAGAGGTTCTGGTAGAGCTAGAGATAGATTTAGGGCTACATCCTTTCAAGACAATGTATTCATAACTAATATTCAAAAGAAGTGTGAGTTCGATAGCTCAGAAACTTTAACTAGGTACAACATAGGTCTTGTAAGTAGTAGCTATGTACCAATTAAGGCTCAGATAAACGTTAAGTTAATTGACTACGCTACTAAATATGAATGTGATATAGAGCTAGATAACGGAAATACAATTTCAGCTAATATAACAACCCCAACCCTAGCCTCTGGTACTGCTGTTAGTACTCAAACTATTGCAACAGATTTAAAAACTGCTATAGATACAGCAGACAGTAGTAACCATCTAACGTTCTCAGTACAAGGTTCTCAAATATTAATAGGTTTATCCAGTGCTTCTAGATCTTTCAAAAGTTTTGTAGTCTCTGACGCTAGAGGTAATACTTTGATGTCTGGTTTCTCTAATCAGGTAACCAGTATTCTTGATCTACCTACTACATCTTGGGAGGGGTACTCAGTTATTGTTGCTCCTGATGGAGCTGCTGGTGAAAGTTCTTACTACTTAAAATTCAACGCAGAAAATGTAACTTCTGCTGGTACTTATGGTAGAGGTTCTTGGGAAGAGCAAGGAGCTTGGGGTACTAAAGGTTTGATTGATGCGGCTACAATGCCTCACGCTTTTCTTTATTACAAAAACTCTGACGGTTTAACTAGGTTTACTTTTCAACCAAAGAACGGTACTACCTATACAGATGGAACAGTTTCAACTGTGCTTAAAAAATGGACGGAACGATTAGCAGGGGACTCAGAGAAGATGGAACCCCCATCGTTTATGGATAGAAAGATTACAGATATTGTGTTCTTTAAAAACCGACTTGGTTTTATAGCTGGAGAGCACGTCATCCTTAGTGAAGCTGGGGCTTATTACAATTTCTGGATTGAGTCAGCTTTACAAGTTTTAGACACAGACCCTATAGATTTAACAGCAGTTAGTAACGACGTAGCGGTACTGAACTACGCTCTGCAGCAACAGGATGAGTTAGTTCTGTTCTCTAATGAAAACCAGTTCAGACTTTACTCAGGTGACAACGTAACGTTCTCTCCAGAGACAGCTTCTGTAGGTCGTATAAGTTCCATTAGTATGGAATCAAAAGTTAAACCTCAACAAGTTGGACCTCAAGTTATATTCCCTGTTAAAGAAGGTGACTTCACAGGGCTACATACTTTTATTACTACTGACCGTACTGTTGGTATTAACCTCGGACAAACTGCTGTTATAACAGAAACAGTACCAAAGTATATACCAAAAAATATTGATTCATTAGGAGTTAGTAGGACAGATCAATATCTAATAGCTCTTAGCAGTGATGATCCAGACGCTTTATATATCTACCAATTCTTCTGGGAAGCTTCTGCTGGGTCTTTAAGTAACAAGCAAAACGCTTGGAGTAAGTGGACGTTCCCTAACAAGAGTATTCATTGGTGTGATTTTGTTGAGGGGACGTTGTTGAATGTAGTTAAGTACACAGAGAACGGTACTGTTAAGTACTACCTAGAAGGTATCAACGCTTCTAGACCTCCTCAAATTGAGCAGGATCTATTCCTATTAGACAGGCAGTTATCTAGTTCTATTACTACTGATATAGGTACTGTCTCTTTTAGTTATAGCAGTCTTACCAACAAAACTACTGTTACTCTGCCTTACTACACAGTAAATCCAAGTCAGTTCATTGTTATCAAAAAGGATAAGACTGATGCTAACGAAGCTGAAAAACGTTGGATCGTGGCTTCAACTGTTCCAGCTGGGGTTAATACTTTTGTTTGCGATAGCTTGGGCGATTTTAGTGGAAGCTCATGGGTCTTTGGTGAGAAATACACGTTCAGGTTTGAACCGCCTCAGCTCATGCCCTATTCAAGAACTGCGACTGACAACACTTTTATTGGTACTCGTACTGGTCGCCTTCAGTTACGATATATGGATGTTTACTACAATGATGCAAGATACTTCACAGTAGAAGTGACACCAGATTTTAGAGATAAGAAAACTTATGAATTTGACAGACGAGATCCTCTAAACGCTAATATTGTTTTAAGTCAGGCTTCATCTTTTGATGAGTCTAAATTTCGTGCATATATCCAAAGTAAGAACGACCAAGTTAAAGTAGAAGTAGTAAACGACAGCATTGATCAAGCTAAGTTCGTCGCTTTAGAGTGGACTGGCTTGTACTTTGATGTAGCGAGGAAGTACGGTTAATGGCGAAAACAACTAATTTTTTCTCATCTCCAGGTGGCTTATCGTTAATGGATACAGTAGGTAACCTTTCTGCTACCTATTTTGGCCATGTAGTTCAGAAGTATGAAACACAACGTCAAAACGCTGAAGCTGAGAGACAGTACTGGGAACAGAAAGGAAACTTAGAAAGGCAGAACTATAGAGAATATGAGGTACAACAAAGGCAGTGGCTAAGGGATAGTCAATATGTTCAACAGCGTAAGCAGTATGAAAATAAGCTAGCTACTCAAAGGTCTACATATAAAGGTGAAGTAGCTGTTGCTGCTACTGAGAACTTAGGTAGACAGTTAGCTGATTTAGATGCTCGGTTCTATGAAGACACAGCTAAAGACACCATAGAACTTGAGACACAGAAGATGAATAGAGATGCTATTGCTGCGAAGAAGTCTGGAGCTGCAGCAGGAAAAGTAGGACGTTCTGTTAACTCTGCTAGAAATCAATATAATCAGATTTACTTAGCTACCCTCAGTAATAAGAACGTCACTAAAAAGTGGAGAATAGCCGATAAGTTAGGAGCTGCTGAGGCTGAAGCTATTAGAGCTACTAACGCTGTTAAAGACATTCAGGACTACATACCAAATCCTGTTAACGATCCTCTGAAACCTTTAGCTCCTCTACCTGTTAAAGGGGTTATGCCAGCTAAAAAAGCTGGTCCTTCTAGCCTAGCTATGGTTACTAAAGCTGCTGGCAACATTATAGGCGGAGTCAAGTACTACCGATCTATGCAGCCTAACGCTGGTCAAACGACAAATCCCAACAAGTCTGTATCACTATTACCTGGGGAGACACAACAAGAGTAAATGGCTTTAGATTTTAACAGCGGTTCTGTAACCCCTCAACGCAGAGGAAAGGATTACACCAAGAAAGCTCAACAACCAGCAGCAGGAGGAGTACCTGACGCTGCTCCTAGAGAACCACGTCCTATTGGTGGACAGCTTCTCGATATGCACAGTTATGAACCAGGTAACTGGGGAGAAGCTATTGAAGCTATAGAAGATTTTGTAGGTAAAGAAGGTGGATTAAAGACTCTTAGTAAGTGGGCTTTTGAGAACCACGTTAAAGCTGCTGAAAAGGATGCTGATGCTTTAAGAAATCAGAGGACACAAGCGTTCTCAAGCTTTAAAGCTATAAGCGATGAGACTAAAAAACTTCAAAAGAAGAAGGAATATGATCAAGCTAAACAGAACCGTATTAGTGATCCTTGGACTAAGTTCCTCTACTACGACTCCTTAGCTCAAGATGCAAAGGTTGAATCAGTTTTAAAGTATAACGATTGGGCTGGTAAAAACTTATCCAGATTATCTAAAGAAAATGATGACTCAACTATAGCTATTGAGTTAGCTAATAAAGCAGCGGAACTTACAGAAAAGTTTGATTATTTACCTCAAACCTTTAAAACAAACATTGTTGACTCAGCAATGGGTCAAATCACGGCTGAGCTTAAAAAAACCATAGTTGAGAAAAGGCTTGAGAATAATGATCTTATAGCTAATAAGACTGGTAAATCAAAGGTTCTTAATGGCCTTAGAAATATGGTTACAATCATTAAGACTAGTAAAGGTGGCTTAACTCCAGAAGCTCAAAAAGCTTTTGAAACTTCTGTTCAAGATGCTAGAGGTTTTCTTATTCAGTACTACGGTGGGGATGAGAAAAAAGCTAATGAAGTATTAGGAGAGGCTTTTGACAAGCTATACATTGATGTAGATAAGCCTGGAGATATGCTTCAAGGTAAAAACGATGTTGTTGAGTACGCTGCTGGACCTATAATCCAAAGAGCTTTAGGGGAAATAAAGACTAAAGAGGGAATACTTCTATTAGATCTAGTAGGTAAAGACGGTAAAACTTATAGAGAGATTCTTGAAAGCGGTTATAAGAGTGCTTACAGCCTTATAGATATGGCTGATAAAGCTAACCTTGCTCAGATGAATAGAGCAAAAAAAGAGTGGACTAATACAGCAGACATTACAGCAAACCAAACTTTAATTGACTTTGAGGAAAAGGAAGGTAGAAAGCCAGAAGCCGCTGAAAGACAGAGAATGGCTGAGCAGCATATAGAAGGTTTAGGAATAGCAGGCTTTACTTATTCAGGTAAAACAGCGAAAGAGGGTCAGGATTATATCTACGAACTCTATGCAGCTCCTGTAAGGGTGCCTACAGCTAGACAGACTGAAAATTTCCAAAGAAGAGTAAATAGAATGAATACCAGTGGTGAATATATAGATTCAGATTTTGCAGCAGAATTAAGATCTTGGGGTTTAGGAAATATGGTTGAGGAAAACAGAACTGCGGTTAATAAGTGGAGAAGTGGTAAGTATCAATCTTTAAGATCTACCATTATTTCAGATTTACAAACTGCTAATAAAGTTCGGATCTTAGGTCATGAGTCTCTAGCTACAGCATCCAAAGAGGGAGCTGATGGTAAAGCAAAATTAGCTAACGCTGACTTAGCTGTTGAACAATCAAATATACGCTTAAGAGATGAAGTAGACGAGGTTATAGATGAGATAATTGATAACGCTCTTAAAGCTGATCCAAACGCTTTAACTAGTTCTAAAGCTAGAAGAGAAATTTCTGATGAGATTAATAGAAGACTAGAAGGACAAGCTCAATATAGTGATCCAAACTTCTACTACAATATCAACCTACAAGATGGAAATGCTAGAGGTACCCAGTATAATAACGTCCCTGATTTCAGTAGAACTACTAAGAACAAAGATGGTTCTTGGAACATAGAAATACTAAGTCTAGATAACGGTAATACTTGGTCTAGTTCAGCTATTGAAGGACTTAGAGGAGATAGGACTCAAACAGAACTATTCCTAAATAGACAGTTTATCTTTAATGAACCTCAGATGAATGAGCTTATTAGAGCTTTAACTACTAACGATATGTATGGGATAAGTCAGGATACTAGAGATGTAATGAATAATTTTGAATATGCTACTGGTGGAGTTATGCCTATGAATGAGGTAGTACTACAACAAGTACAGAGATACACAGGTAATGAGCGTTTAGGTCCTATGTGGAAAGCTAACGCAAAACTACTTCAAGGAGCTTTCATTAACTATGATGCTGCTCCTGCTGATTTCACACCTTATGATGTAGCTCTTAGTCATAACGAAGCGGCTGGTGATTATAAGTCTGGATTGTCTACAGATGGTAAACAACTTAACAGAGTTAGATTTAAGCTAACCCGTCCTACAGGACAAGTAGGAAACGATCCTATGCCAGCTCCTGTTGGTGGGAACATCGTAGATAGTGGTACTCACGATACTTACGGTAACTATATAATTATTAAAGCTGAGGCTCACGGTCCTGGTTACCGCAAAGGAGATCGAATTATGATTTCTGGCGGTTCAAAAATACTTGTTACTAATGGTCGTGTATCAATAGGTCAGCAAGTAATGCTTACTGGTGGGGCTACTGGTACAACTGGAGGTCTTAACCCTGGACAACTTCAAATGACCATCTTTAATCCTGGTGAAGGTTTCCCAGCTCGATTAGACCAAAAGGTTCAATCACACCAAGTTGATTTCTTACAAGAAAACGTTTACCCACTCATACGGAGGATTAAATAAATGGGAGCCTATTTTACAGACCGTCAAGGCAACACCAGATATGTAGCTGATGACGCTGAATATAAAAGCTTAGATGACGCTGAGTGGGGAGGTGGTGGAGATTCACCTAGTAGTGAGGAAAAGGGTTCTAGTACTGCTACTAAAGAGAAACCAAAAAATGAAGAAAGTGCTGTAGATACACAGATTAGAAAAAACGATGAACTTCTGAATCAGCCTTGGGCTAAGAAGATAATGAAAGATGGTTCTTTTGGAAGGGTGCCTGATAAGTGGACTGATGTAGGTAGTCAAATAAGACAAGGATTTGCTAAAACTGTTCAAAAGGTTGCACCTTCTGATGAAAGAGCTGAAGCAATATCTAAAAGAGAAGAACTAATTGAAGCTAATAAAGCAGATGATCCGTTAGTTGAAGAAGAGGTTATTCCAGGTGCTTATAGAACAGTCCAGTCTGCTCTTGATGGTCTTGTCTCTTTACCTTTACAGGCTAAAGCATCTGGTTATTTAGACTCTGCTTATATACGTAGAAAGCTAGGTATTGGTGGTTTTCTTGATCCTATTACTGGTGGACAACCTGATTGGGAGAAACAGTTACACGAAAAGTATGAACTAAATCAGGAGGAGATAAAACAGTATGGTCGTGTAGATGGTCAGCCTCTTGGTTGGAGAGAGGGTTGGTTAGGGGGTCAGTGGCTTAGTAAAGATAGTGATTTCTATAAGAAAAACAAACCAGAATCTGAGATTGTAGATTTAACATCTCAAGTAATAGGAGTTGTACTTACTACTAAAGGTATAGGATCAGTTCTTAAATGGTTAGGACTTAGTCAGGGGGCTTCTTTAGCTACTAAAGCTCCTATAGTTATACCAAAAAAAGCAGGTGTAATTGGTGGTGCAGGTTTCTTCTTAAGAGCCTCAGCTCCTGAAGTTGGAGAAGAGTTATTACTCTGGCCTCCTAACGCTCTACCTGTTGATGAGACCTATGCAGCACAGATTGAAAAATGGAACAGTGCCGCTACTCCTGCACAGAAACTAGCTCTTAAGAAGTTATATCTGTCTGAAAACCCTACTGAATATAACTACCACAAAGAACAGATTAAGCAGGCTCTTATAGGTGGAACTATTGTTGGTGGTGCTAAGTGGGGTTGGAACATCACTTCCAATCTTTTAGATATAAGTTGGACAGCCTTTAGAAATATTAAACTTGGTGTACCAGCAGAAAAAGCTTGGGATGATGCTTATAAAAAGTTCAAACCAGAAATAGATACAAACGCTCAAAATTTAGTTGATGAGGAGGTACAACTAGAATTAAACCTAAATATAGGAAAAACAACTACTGAATTTGATGCAACTGTAGGAAAGGACATACCTGAAATAACAACTGGTGCACGTGAAAGTGCAGAAACTTTCCTAGTTAAAACACAGAACGCTCTAGACGCTCAAGCTGATATATCTAAAAACATAGATTTAGAATCTACTTCTATACCAGAACAGAGAGCTGCTCTTGTAGAGGAACTTAAAGGCGTTAAAAAGGATCTTAAAGTCAGTAGTGAAGCTTCCATTATTGCTAAGACAAAACTTCTAGATAAAAGGGCCGCTGCTTATAAAGCTGCTCAAAAAGCAGATGAAGGCTGGCTTACAAAAGGTAAGGGTGCTAGAGGTGCTTCTAAAAACGAAAGCAGAGTAAGAGAGCTTAATAAAGCTATAGCCAAAATGAGAAGGTTAGAAGAAATAGAAATTAAATTAGAAGAATTAGAAGCTAAAGAACTTGAGTTCCTAGCTCAGAACTCTGCTTACCGTAACGCTCAGAGTCAGCAGTTAGAAGCCTCTAACGACTTCCAGAAGTTTATTACTGAAACACAGCAGCAGCTATCTAAAGAGGCTGATTTATTAGATGCTAGAAACGCAGCTGTCAATATGGATAACGTTAATAAAACACGTTTAGGAGAGGTAGTAGAACCAGACACTTATGGAACTTCTAATACTGTTCTCCTTCATGGTGAGGTTAAAGCTCTACTAGATGAAGCTCAAGCTGCTATAGATAACAATCAAGTATCACCTGAGTTCTTAAGTGATTGGATCAGAAGATTTGAAGAGGTTAACGTTACTGCTGTTGATGAGGGTGTATCAGCAGCTCCTATTAAAGCTGTAGGTTCACAACCAGCTCCTGATGAAGGACTCTTAGGACCAAAGACCTCTCCTACTGAGATACCTGTTCCTGTAGATAAGGATGGATTAGTAGACGATGCTTTGATAAATCAAGGTATAGATCTCTCTGATGAGATGCCTTTAAATATCACTAGAAAAGCTGATAACGTTCTAGAGCAACTTCAAGAAGCTTTAGGAACTAATAAGCAAGCAAAAGGTATTGAAGCTCTTAATGAGATAGGAGATGACGTAGATCAACTTATTGAGAAACTAGACGCAGCTAAGAAGTTTGATGATGCTAATGGTACAAACACTTTTGCAGATGAACTAGAGATATTCAGAGCTGCTAACGCTAAGACTTATACACCAGATATGAGTGATCAAGCTTTACTTAAAGTAGTACAAGATCGAGTAGTAAGAAATAAGAGTATAGATAGTGTTTTAGCTAAGGCTCTACTTGAGATGGGTCAATTTATTGATGATCCTCAAGGTGCTGCTCAATTATCCTACTTAGTTAAAGAGGGGATGATTAATAGACAAAACGTTAGAAGACTCAGTGCTATACCAGTTCAGTTGTCTCTTTTAGACGCTAACGTTAAGAACGCTATGTCTTCTTTGCGTATTTATCAGAACGTTAAAAGCGGTGCATCAAACGAGACTACTTTAGAAGCAGCAACAGCTCTAGCTTTAAACGATATTGATTTCTTAGTGAGGTCTGTTAAAGCTGTTGATCCTCTTGCTCAATATTTAGGTACAGGTTTAGGACTATTCAGAAGAAAATTAAGACTTAAGTTTCCTACAAGAGCTGCAATTATTGAAAGAATAGGTGAATTAAACCCTGATGAAAAATGGGGTGATGCTTATAAGAGAGCTAGATGGGAACTTATAGCTACTGAGTGGAACACAATAATATCTGATCTACCTAACCCTGAAGAGCTGCTAGATAGAATGTCTCACACAGCTAAAACAGCTAGTGAGCGTTTTGAAGCCACTATGGGAAATACTCTGAAGAAGCTGAAAAAAGGAGAAGCTCTTAATGGAGAAGAGATGGCTGATGCAATGTCTATTATGGACGCTGTTTACAAGTCAGGTGGTAACTGGAATAACTTAAACCAGATTGATAAGACTTGGTCTGGAGTAGTGAATCAAATCATTACCAGTGGAACTATGAGTAACCCTCGTGGTCCTTTTGGTATTGTTGTTGCTGGTTTTTCTCAAGCTATACCTACCCATGTTTCTGGGTACGTTATGGGTAACATAACTAAGAAACTACTTAGATTTGCAGGTAGAGAGGAATTAGTAGAAGGAACAGCGAAGAAAGCTGACCTTCAATATAAGTGGCTTAAAGGCTACTTATATGGTTTTATGAACTCTTGGGATGGTTTCTCGAAGAGGATGATATTCCCAGAAGCTCACCCAGACTACGTTAAGAACCCTATATCACTATTAAACCAGCAAGCAAAGTTAGATGATTTAAATGTAACTAAGTTTGATATTAGAACTCCCTTTGGTAAGTGGGCTGTTAATAAGACTGATTTTGAAAAAGCAGAGGTTTATAACCTGCTTAACTATGGACGTGTGTGGATGAAATCTATGCACGATAACGCTATGAGTGGCTCTGACTGGGAAAAACTACCAGCAGCCATTAAAGGTTGGAGATTACCAGGAAGTAAAGAAGGCAGTAGAAGGGTTATCCCTGGTTTAGGTGCTCCTATTCAGTTAGGTAGAGAACTTGGGTTTGGTAAAACTCCTTACTACGCAAAGGGTGAAGAACAGTCTATGACTGCTGTTTTGAAATCTCTTAGCTGGGGTGACTCCTTCTTTACTGAAGTATCAGGTAACGCTTTTGCTAGTGCAACAGTAAGACAGCAAGTAGCAGAAGAAATAGCTGACGGTTTACTTAAGCCTGAAAACGCTAAAGCAGAGATAATCAAACGTCTTAATAAAAAGACTTCAGAACTATTTGAACCTATACACGCTGGTGTAGATCAAAAGATTGTTGGTTATCAAATAAGAGATAATCAATTCCAATCCTTTAAAGACTTCATCAACCTCACAGAAGAGATTACTGATGGTCCTATAGGTGATATGAAGAGTGCCATAGATACTCTTAAAAAGAGCGATAACCCAGCTTTATCAGGCTTTGCTACAACACTAATGCCTGTTACAACTTCAGCGTTTAACTGGCTTAAGAACGTAGTTCGTATTACCTCTGGTTATGAAGCCTTTAGGGGTGCTAAAGATTTAGCCCGTTTAGGAGCCAAAGTTACTAAGGATCAGGTTGGTAAGCACCTACCAGAAGAAGTAGTAGAAACTCTTAGAAAGAGTCCTATAGGTGTTAAGTGGCTAGAAGACGCTAAACAGTTTGAAAGTGTCTATCTACATTCAGATCCAATTATTAGGGAGAGAGCTCAACAAGCTCTTGGTATGACTCTTGCTTTCCACACATCAGCTTTTGCGATTGTTTGGGGACTAGACGCTGCGGGTTGGGAGTCTACAGGACCAATGACTCATACCTTTAGAGAAGCAAGAGGACTTAAGAAACCGTTCCATCTCAGGTTAGAGGTACCGTTTATGGACTTCCCTGGTATAGATGCTATTGAAGTTCCATATATGTATTTAGGAGCTTTTGGAGGAACACTAGCTCTCCATACAACTGCTAGAGATCTTATGCAGTTTGGTAACGCAGATAGCGCTGGAGATATTGTGATGCTTGGTATAGCTGCTCAAGCTAGACAAGCTATGGAAATACCAACTCTTGCTGGTCCAGATAAAATTACTGATGCCCTTGCTAAAGCAGGTGACGGTAACCTTAAACCACTTCAAAGAGTAATAGCTGAAGCTGTTTCTAAGGTAGGGTCACCTACTTTGGGTTATGAAAGAGATCTTGTAAGACTAATATTTAAAGGTAAAAAGGCGGGGGTATTAGAGAACAAACTTACACCTCAATACTATAAGAAAGGTAAGTGGCACGAAAACGTTGGTAACTTTGCTCACGGAGTAACAGGAACACTCATAGGTACTCTTGGTTATCGCTTTGAAGATACTGGAGTAGGCCCACTAGTTGACTCTATAAGTAGCGTCATAGCTAACGATCCAACAATCTGGAAATCTAGCCGTCAAGCTATGCCTTTTGGTAAGCCTGGAGAAGTGATTGAATGGAGTGATTTACCTCGATTTGCAATGCCTATAGAGTCCATTACTGGACGCATATTTCCAATCAATTCAAGGGTAGATGATGATAAAGTAAGGCAAGCTAGATTAGACAATCTAATCCCACCTATTGACCGTAATCTCTTCTCTAGTGAGAGTGATGGTCAGATTGGACTCAGTGATACTGCTGTTAACGAACTCAATCATTTCTTGAATGAAGACGCTTTATTCATCAGCCCTTGGACGGGTAAAACCCACGTTGGTATTCACGCATTTATTACAGAAATAGTGAACCGTCCAGAGTATAAACAACTAAGTGGTGCAGATGTAGTCAGTCCCTACAGAACTGGTAACTGGGATAGGAAAAACAGCACTAGAGCAGATTGGATTAAGTCTCTAATTAGAAATCAGATTAATATAGTTAAATGGCAGTGGGTTGATGGTGAAGAGTATCCACAACAGATACCTGATCCAAAAGCTCCTGGTGGTTTCCGACAGCAACGTTGGTTTGCAGATCCAGAGCTGCGAGAACTCATTAACAGCCGCAAGAAGGACTAACTAAATGGCATACGCAACCAGAACCTATACACCAGGTTCCTCAACAACTACATTCGCTTTAACTACCGCTGGTGGTAGTCCTATTGGTTATATCCAAGAATCAGATATTGCTGTAAAGGTAAATGGAACTACTTATACCAACGCAGCTAGCGGTACCAACACATATCAAATATCAGGTAGCAGTACAGTCGAACAACCTAATGGAGGTAATGTAGTCTTAAATGCTGGTGTTACAGGAACAGTCATATTAGAGAGAACCACTGCGTTCCAAGATGCAACTGTTGTTTATACAGCTGGTTCAACTCTTACATCTACTGACCTTAATAATGCAGATAACCAGATTAGATTCAGCCTTCAAGAATTTGATGATAAATATGCAGCTTTAACCTCTGGTACTGGTAACTTAACCAATCTTGGAGCTTTCCTTGGTGGTTCAGATACTTGGGTAAGTAATGATGCTAAGTCAGCTACAACAGGAGCTATTGACGGCAGAGTAGATAGCAAGATTGATACAGCACTAACTACAGATGTTGTAGGTACCACCCCAGTAATTATTACCGATAATAGCCCTTCTTCAGGTAAGATAACTGTTTCTTTAGATGCAGAGCTAGTAGAACTAGCCACAATGAGCACAGGTACTGCTCAGGCTCTAGCAGATTTAACAGGAACAGAAGTACAAGTACTAGATGGGGCTACTCTTACAACTACTGAACTGAACTATGTAGATGGTGTCACCTCTGCTATTCAGACTCAGATAGATGGTAAACAAGCTGCTGACGCTCAACTCACAGAGTTAGCAACAATGGGTTCTACAACTGCTGATGCTTTAGCAGACTTAACCCAAGCAGAAGTACAAATATTAGATGGAGCTACGGTTTCTACAGCAGAATTAAACATTTTAGATGGAGTTACATCTACAGCAGCAGAATTAAATATCCTTGACGGTGTAACCTCTACTGCTGCTGAGTTAAACATCCTTGATGGTGTTACTGCTACTGCAGCAGAACTAAATTATGTAGACGGTGTAACTTCTAACGTTCAAACGCAGGTAGACGCTAAACAGCCTCTTGATGCAGATCTAACTACTCTTGCTGGAATGCAGGGTGCTACTGCTTCAATCCTTGCAGGTGGTACAGCTCTTACTTCAACCCTAACTGAGCTTAACCAGATTGATGGTAAGACTATTGGAGAGACTTCACTCTCAACTACTAGCAATACAGCACTACCAACCTCTAAAGCCGTAGCTGATCACGTAGCTGGGGCTATTACAGCAGTTGGTGGTTTTGTATCAATAGCAAATGATGCAAGTTTCCCAGCTACAGCTTCAATGCCAGCTTCAGGCGTAGTAGTCAGTATTAATGATGCTGATGACGTTGTGATTAATGGTTCAGGAGTATCAACCACTGGTAGGACTACTGATGGTACACCTGCAACTGTAACTATTAACGGCTTCCCTGCCACTCTGTACGGTGAGACACTAGCTGCTGGAGTAGGTCTACAAGTAACTTCTACAGGATCAAGTAATACTTATACTTACCATAAATTACTAGCCTCTGAATCTGATGTTAAACAATTATCAGATGATATAAACGACTTCCTTGAAAGATATAGAACAGACGCTACTGGTAACAACCCTACAAGTAATAACCACGCTGGAGACCTCTTCTTCAACCAAGGTTCTAACACAATGTATGTTAGAAACGGAGCCAATAACGCTTGGGGAGAAGTTACATCAACTGGAGACTTTAAGTTCTTATTCTTATGTCCTACAGGTGGGTCAGGTGCTCCAACTATTGACGGTTCTATTGATACTTATGACTTAAGAGAAGCAAGTAATACAGGCTCATTAGCTAGTGTTACCAATGCTGCTCAGCTTATCGTATCGGTAAACGGAGTCATTCAACAGCCAAATACAGGTACATCAACTTCAGGATTAGATGGTTTTGTAATGACTGATGCGAACACTATTAAGTTCGCTGCAAACCTTCCTAGTAGTGCTCAAGTATTTGTTATACAGATTGGATCAGCCGTAACTCTTAATGCTCCAGCTAGTAACACAGTTTCTACTACTGTCCTTCAGAATGGAGCTGTTACAAACGTCAAGATAGCTGATGACACTATTGCAGAAGTTAAGTTAGATATACACAACGCTCCTAGTGGTACAGATAAGTTCTTAGGTTATACCTCTAATGGTATGGAGTGGGCAGTCCCTCCTGATCTAAACATCTTATCTGGTGGAACCATAACTGGTGATGTCCTCTTTGATAACGCTACTAATGCTGGAAAAGATATCACATGGGAT